ATATGTTGCCAATCTCTAACTGCTGGATATTTTGGGATAAGAAAGGTGATATTGCCTTTCAAAATCCATTTGCAGACGGGGAATTGATTTACACCACCTTCAAAAAACCCGTGAAACGAATTGTGTTTCGTCAGCAAGGTTTTATCACCGACAGCAAGGACAAGAGATACCACCCAACCCAAAAGCCAACAGAACTGCTTGAATTTTTGATAAGAGAATACACAAATCCTGGAGATACAGTGTTAGACCCGTTTATGGGAAGCGGCTCCACCGGCGTTGCCTGTGTCAATACGGGTCGCAAGTTTATCGGCATGGAGTTAGACCCCGGATATTTTGAGGTGGCGAAGCAGCGTATTGAGGAGGCACAGGCGCAAGCCCGCCTCGCCTGGAACACCCGCGCACCGATTCTGAGCGCGGAGGAGATGGAGATGCTGGAGGGGATGGAATGAGATTCGGATTCGACTACACTCACTCCGCCGTCGATGGGAATGGAGTGGAATACATTACCTTTATGCTGGAACCTGAGCGACTTGACGGAAGCGGGTTGCGATATGGAAAGGCTGTGCATATCGACATTGACAACAAGAGGCAGAAAACTACGGTGTACACATTCGACTGGATACGGGGTGGCCCCGCAAATCACGAGAAGATTGTCGAGCTGAAAGATGAGGTTGTAGGAGATGCGGAAATTCCAGGCCTGATGAAACGTCTAGGCATCGAAGTGAAGGAGGCCCAGCCATGACGCGGGAAGAAGCGATTGTATTGTTTGAAAAGCAGCTCACAGCGGCGCAAGTGGTGCTTGATAGCGGATTTGGTAGTAATCCGGGAGAGAATGATAGTTTATATCGTAGGCGAAAAGAGATGGCTGAGATTGCCCTCTCCGCCCTCCGCCCCGTCAGCCGGGAGCAGGTGGAGAAGTCGTGGGCGGGCTGTGAATATTGTGAAAAGCACAAAATCAACCTTGTTCGAATTGAAATGAATTACAACGATTCTCCGGGAAGCCCCAAACGATTGAATCCTACCAGAGTTCCGAAGTTTTGCCCCATATGCGGCCGCCCTCTTACGGACGAGGCCGTGGAGATGGTGATGGAGAGGATGGAGGCGCTGTATGAAGAAACTTGAACTTTATCAATGTGAAGTCTGCGGCACGCAGTACAAAAGCAAGTTGGAATGTACGGAGTGTGAAACAAGGCACATGAAAGAACTACGAATTGTAAAATCTCGTTATTTGCCGTTTACGCAGGACAGAAGCGGGATGCCCACGACAATTACACTCATGGGGCCGGACGGAAGGCACTACACATACAAACGGTAAGGGAGGCGCTGAAAGATGGCAAGGGCGATTGACAAGCGAATCATGCTCGACCTTATCATAGAAGCGAAGAAAACCGATCCGGAAACAGGCCCGTTTTCGGAGTGGCTGGCGGAGTATCTGGTGGACCACTTGCCCACCCTCACCCCGCCGAACGAGTGGGTGAGTGTCGAGGATCGGATGCCGGAAGATGAAAACGATGGAGAAACTGTGCTGGTAATCGTTTTTGGGAAGCCACACGAAAATATAACCTTACACGGAGTGATTATGACGGCTGGTTATTTCCGAGATGAGGGCTGGGTATTGAATGAATACCCGGAATGGGAAGGACCGGAAGTCACGCACTGGATGCCATTGCCGAGCCCGCCGGCCGAGCTGGAAAAGCGGTTGCGGGGGGTGAGGGCGTGAGTATGAGCTTTGACTTGTGCAGTTTTTGCAGGCACAATCCACCATCTGCTTGTGACGGGAAGCCGTGTACTATGTGCCCTGCAAGCGGAAGGCTTATTACTACCAACGCCGACCGCATCCGGGCCATGAGCGATGAAGAACTAGCGGACATTTTTCTAAAAGCGGATTTTTGCAAGCTGTGCGATTACAACAAAAATGGCGTGTGCGATTACATCTGTTCTTATCCAAACATCCCGCTTTACGAAGGGTGCAAACAAGCGGCGGTTAAGTGGATGAAACAGCCAGCAGAGGAGGACTGATCATGGATTGTTTCAACAATGGATGCCCGTTCCGGGTAAACGATACCAGCAATGCAAACCGATGCGAGTGTACCGCTTGCCCGAACAAATGCACAAATGATGTGATTATCGTGAGCGATCACACGCTTTCAGAAACGGAGAGAAAACTGTTGGAAGACCCGAACTACGGGGTCGGGAACTGGTGTTAAGAGGACTGAGCATGGACTACAATGGACCGATTGAGCGTTTAAAATTTCCTATTTGGCAAGATATTGAGGAACCTGATTCAACACTTCTTTCGGAAGCCGCCACCGCCATCACCGACCTGCTTGCCCGCGTAGAGGCGGCGGAGGCCCGCGTCTGTGAGCTGGAGACCAGCTTTAGGACCGAAAAGTGCGAGAATGGGCCGGAGTGTGTGGAACTTGGGAGAGTGCGGAAAGCACTCGCCGAGGCTGAGGGCCGGGCCGAAAAGGCGGAGAGGGAGAGGGACGAGTCACAACAGGAAGCGTTGTTTTGCCGTAATGGGTGGAAAAAGGCAGAGAGGGAGAGGGACGCATACAAAATATTTTTTGAAGACGTATCAAGCAAGCCGGACTGCAATACCTGTTGCCTGAAACAGTGCGAGTATAGGCCTGAAATTGGGCAAACAACACGGTTTAATTGTCCGTTGTGGCGCGGGAAAAAGGAGGAATAAGCGTGGAACGGAAACCAACGGAAAAAGACATGGAATACCTGGATAAGTGGACGCGCCGGAGTGCAATACCACGCGGGATTTCAGATGAGCGACTAATGGAGATTTGTAACGCAGAACGGGACGGGCGGTGCGTAGTGCTGCCGGTTAAAAATGGAGACAAGGTGTATTGTTTGCAGTCTTATTTCAACGATGCAAAGATGCGGAGCGAGAAAAAGGTGAAGTGCAGGACTGTGGACTTTGTTCAGTCTGTTCCTGATTTGTTTGAGTGCAACGGCGTGATTTACAAATTTCACGACATTGGCGAAACCGTATTCCTCACCCGCGAAGCCGCCGAGGCCGCGCTGAAAGGAGATCAGCATGAACAAAACCTGTAACAACTGCCAGTACCGCAACGCCCAGGGCATCTGCACCAACCATGATAGCGTGTTCTTCGGCAGCGAGTGCCTTATGAGGTTAAACGCGGAGACAAAATATCTCAGTTGGTTATCGTGCCCGTCGTCATCCCACCCATTGTTGTAGTGGATGAACTGGAGGAATCGGAGCGCGGAGACAACGGATTTGGGAGCACGGGACGATGAGCCTACTTTCCGGCAACGACTTTTTCGCCCTCTCCACGGCCCTCAGAAGGATGCAGCCGCTTACCCTTACACGGACATTAGATAACACGGAAATCACCGTGAGTGTCCGACCTGCGCCTCCTGTGTGGCCTGTAGCAATGGTAATCCAAGTAAGAGTAAAAGAGGGCCGCGTACAATGGGTGCAGACATTTGATTCCGTGGAGGCGGTGCAAAGGTGTTTCGGAAAATGAGAGGTGTAAAAGTGCCGCCGGATCGGCAAGGCCTTTTGTTCTTTACCTGTCGAAATTACAATGACCTTCCAGAGTACACAAAGTCCAAAATTGACAATCTGTGTGACCTTATAAGCGAAGGTGAACAAGCGTACCGTGCAGCGCTTTTTGATATGCTGACCACAAAGGACAGTGTGGTCAGCATATCCATAAAACATTCGGTAAGCCAATCGACGCTTTACAAACTGAGACGAAGGTTTTATGAAACATGGTACAAAAAAGAGGCGGGGATGTAACCCCGCCTCTTTTTTACCCGTTTCGTATCAGATCCCAGAAATTATAAGCGTCTCTTTGGCTCATTCCGGCATCTATCAGGTTTTGTATTACAACCGCTTTTGTCATGCCCTTACCGGATTTAGAGCAGATTGGGTAATACTTTACATAGTCCTCATAAGGCATACCCCAGGCCTCTGCCTTTGCCCATTTTTCTTGTCCTGCATCAGACAGGTGAGAAAGCGCAAAAGTTTGTTCGTTGGTGTAGTCTATTTTGGACTTGTCGCTGATAAGCGCCAGATCAAGCGCTTTTTTCTGATCGGCAGTCAAATCGGGATCATTCATCAGCATTTCTCGCTTGGCATCGCTCTTTGCGTCAGAATATTTATACAGAATAGCAGTGGCAGGATCAATACCAGCATCAGCAGTTTCTGTGATCCAATCTTCTGGCTGGTAAGCGCTGATACTTGCTTTTGCCATTGCATCAGCGTAGGAGTATGCGTCATCCAAGACATCCGCTTTCTGCTGGTCAGTAAGGTCCTGAAAAACATCATCGTTTAACAGGTCAGATCCAATCTCAAAAGACATCTTGCCACGCTTTGTGGCATACCTGACGTACTCATCACCGGTCAGCAGCATCTTGACACCAGTAGCCACAGTAATTTCTTTGTCTGCCCGGTTCGGAATAACAGCTTTGTCACCTGTGGCATCGTAAATACGCTGGATTTCTGCATCGAGCGGCGTTACGTTTTCCTGGGAAGTGTAAGCCGGGTTTAGGAAGTTGTTAAACGCCCGCAGCGGAAGAGGTCCAGTGCTTTCCGTGCGCCCCCACTCATCGATATACGGGATCTGCTGGAAGTCCCAACCGGGGATTTTGGCAGAGGCCTTGCCAAGAGCATACTGGATGTCCGTAGGAAGCAAAGAATCCTTGTTGGTGTAGGTGGAGTACCGCTTGTCCTCAAAGGTGCGTTCAATCTGCCCGCCAATGGTAGGGATAGCCTGGGTCAAGTAAGAAACCAAAGCGGAGCCAATCAAGCCTGGAATCTTCATGTCGCTGTACGACACGCTGTCAATCAAATCATTTAAAGACTGTAGCATGGACATTTCCAGCACAGGCTCGGAAATAGAGGCGAATGCGCTTGTAATGGTGTCTCCGCTCCAGCCGTTTTCACCGAAGGACTCCATTGCCTGCACACCCATAAAGAACGGGAGCGCTTCGGGTGCAAGCCAGTCCAGAGTGACGGACCCGCCGCCGGGGAGATTGAGGGCGTATGTCTGACCGCCGGTCAGTTCGTTAAACTGCGCCTGCTTTTCATCATCACCTGCGCCGCCGGAAACAATGCCAGCAGCAGCCATCAACCAGCCCAACGCCATAAGGCCGGAACCGGTTAGCCCGGAAGCAAGATTGTCAATAAACTCGGCTCCAGATATGTCACCATTTTTAAGTTTATAAATTCCTCCCTCCAAAGGCCCTATCTTAACAGGAAGCAAAGTTACTCCGAGCCCAAGAGGGCTGTACTCAACGCCTCTTGCAAGAATATTGGCTGGGGTACGCTTAAAGGGGAGGACAGCAGAAACGAGTTCAGAGCCAGTTTTTTTGAAAATATTGTCTCCTCTGTAAGATCCGAGCGAAGATATGGCATCAGAAAATTGGTTCCTGTCTGTGTAAGTAGCCTTCAAAGCCTCCTGACCGGCGTAGTCTCTGGCGGCGGACAGCAAATTGGGGTCCACGTTGCCGGACTTCAGCTGATCCGCAGTTACACCGTTTGCGTTGAGGTATCCAGACAACGCACCGGCATAGGTGATTCGCTTGAACCACATATCCTCAACGCTCAGGGCGTTTGTATTGAATTTCCGAAGCGCTTCAAGAGGCTTTGTTTTGAAAATCGTCCGGTTATCGTTGATGATGCTCTGAACATCGTCGTACTTGTTTCCGCTCAGAACATCAGACACATTCTTGTAGTCCTGCCATGCAGCTGCATACAAGGCGGGATTTGTGGCAAAAGATTTGGTGCGCTGGAGTTTGCCGCCGGAAGCAGCAGACACGCCGGCCTCAATGACAGCGGCAATCCTGTCTTTCATAAACCGTACCGGCTGGAATCCGACGTTGCCAAAAATATTTCTGAAGTGCGTTCTAGGATTCCCCAGCATGGACAAATAGCGCCAGGCGTTCCACTTGTCTCTCCAGGTAGACGGGACCTGAGAGGCAAGATCTTTGTAGATCTTCTCCATCACAGCGTCACGGCCTTCCTGGGTGGTCTGCTCGTTGAACTCCGTGATAAGGTCCGGGTTAATAGCGATATTTTCCCCTTTTAGTTGCTTGGACAGGGTTTTTTCCAGGTTGCTTGCTACCTTCTGCGCGGCGTAGAGCTGCGCCGTAGGGGACAGCTTGCGGAGGATAGAAGCCGCCTGCACCGCCTGACCTGCGACAGTCTCCATTTGAGCATAAAGGGAAAGGATCTCTGCCGTAGCGTTGGAATCTCCGGCGTTTGCAGCGTTGACCAGCAGCTGCTGTCCCAGGGCTGCCATATCCTTGGACACCACACCCTTTTGCACGGAATCGCTGAACTGCTGCAAAGAACGCTGAAAACCATCCGCTTGTATCGTGGATATGGCCCTCGTGATTGCTGCTTTGTCTGTGGCGACTTGGTAAGAGAGATCCCCGTTCATGACCATGTTCTGGATGTCAAGAACCACATTGTCAGGGATAGCCTTTGCGCCCATGGCAGTTGCCGCAGTCTTGCGAATGGGATTCCCTTCCGCATCCGTGGTGGGTACATCAACGGGCCGCGCGGCGTTGGCCCCTTCTGGGAAGAACTCAGATTTTGTGCCCAGGAAAGCACTGTACGGGTCAAATCCCTTCCGTGCCGCGCCTACGGAACTCTCAGGGCCGTACTGCTGTCCGGCGTTAGGCAGCATAGCAAACCCTTCCGGCTCCTGCGACATAATAGAGTTCCATTCTTCCTCGCTCATGCTGTACTCGCTGCCGGTCATGCCGCTGTTGGCCTGCTCACGCGCGGCGATATATTCTTGGTTGGGCGGCACGGTGTATCCGTCGGAATCTGTGTATCCGTTGGTGAGCATATCGTCCAGGACCAGTTCCAGTTTTTTTGCCGCAGCGTAGTTCTCCTGGCCGTTGTCAGCAATAAGATCATCAATGGCCTTGTCGATCTGAGCATAGGACAAGTTTGCATTGTCCAGCGCCTGGGCAATAGGCTCAGTAACAGACCGCTTGGTTCCGGTGTAGCCAATGATATCTTTTCCGCTTGTAGAATTGGCGTCAAAAATGGGGAAACGCTCTCCCTTGGTAGACGATGCAAGATCATATTTCAGGGCGCGGGCAGCTTCAGCATAGTAGGGCCGCAGCTCCGGGTGGTCATACTGGAACGCATTTACCTTCCGGTTCCCTGCGTCCTGCCATGTGCGCTCCTGGACCGGTATCTGGACGCCCTGGCGGCGCTGCGTGGAGGTTTCTGCGGACGGCTGCATATTCACTTGCTGCTGCGTTTGTGCGCTCTGCGCCGTCTGAGCGCCGCGATACGCCGGAGAACCAGGGGCATAATAAAGCGCATCGGAAACAGTAGGCAGGGTGCTGACAAGCGGGTTGTCAGGCATAAAAGCGGGCCTGTCGTTGACGGTTTGGTTGAACCGGTTGATCGCGTCTTGTTCAGTGATCTTGCTATATCCGGTTTCTTGCGCCTGATCTGCCGTAGGAAGCATGAGGGGGCTTGTGGCTTTTGAAAGAGCAGTATTAAAAGCAATGCCGCCGCCGCCCATCATGGCAGCAATTTTAAGACCAGCTAAACCGGCCTGGTTCATTTGCTCTCTTGCTTCTAAATCTTCTCCGGTAATTGCTCTTCCCATTTGGCCCAATGATTCTTGAACCAAATTTAAAATGCCTGTGTCACTTCGTTTTTGGTTTGCAATGGAAACGCCTTCCTGAGTCCATTCCTGCAAGCCTTCCGACCCTATATTGATACCATAGTTTCTGAGAATTTTAGGAAGGGTTGATTTTGCGGCGGCTGTTCCTCCCTTTTTGAGCAGGTTGCCAAAGCCAAGAGTGAGCATATCAATTACCGCATCCCCGCCCTCAATTACGGAAGATACGATAGCTTCGTCATTGGCGGCCAGTCTGGCCTGGTCTTCAGGAACGCCCGCATCCAGCAAAGACTTGAACACGCGGCCTCTTGCAGTCTCGTAACCATACAGAGCACGTCCGGCTGCGTAACCCGCTTTTGCTCCTGCCGCGGTGCCTGCTACCGGGAGAACAGTACCAGCAGCCGCCCCTCCAAGCCCGCCTTTGATACCAGCAATATTCTGGCCCAAAAACTGAGGAAGATATCCGGCCAAATCTTTTGAAATCCACGAATTTCCTGTATCGGCCTCCAGCGCCTCTTGATTTCGGGCCATATACGCTTCTCTGGCGGCGCTAACGCTTTCGGCATAAATGCGGTTTTCTTCTGTAGGGTCATTCAGATATGTATTCCAGGCAAGAGCCTCATCCTCGCCCATCTGGCCGATATCGTAATTTGCAGAAAATTGGCCGGTAAAACTTCCATCTCTTGTGATATCCTGATATCCTTGCTTATACTTGATACCCTCAACACCGCGCTGCTTTTTTTCGACTTCTCTTCTTAGTTCATCAGCTTTTTTGGCAGCCTGCTTAGATTCTTCATAAGTAAGATCTCTGGATCGTCTGGCAAAGTTGGTCTGAATAGAGTGTTTGCTCAGTGCTTCCCTCGCCGGAGTTACTTTTTGCTCGTATGGCTGCAATTCAATTTGATTTTGGAGATCCAAAAAACGGTCAACAGATGCAATTTCATCATCAAGTTCTCTGATCCTGGTTGCGTTTGAGTCGTTTGCGTGGCTAAATGTACCAACTCCGCCAACATTTGAACGTCTCAAATTGTCACGTCTGGTTTCCAAAACTTTTCGCTTTTCAAGAAGAGCCTGACGGTCTGTATTTTTTACAACATCCGCCGCTTTTCCAGGAAGAGAAAAAAGCGTATCAACCCAACCAGCGGTGGATTTACCACCGCTGGTTGAAGGCTTTGAAGATGATTTTTCTTGGTTGTTTGTAGTGCGGTCATTTGTGGTGCGGTTGGAAAAAATACTGAGTTCATCTTCAATGTCGGACGCTTGTTTGTTTACATTCGCCCAGTTAATAGCCATAAATTATCCCCCTATACAGAAAAACCGTACTGAGCCAGGAGACGGCGGGCTGTATCTTCCGTAATACTGCCACGCTCATAATATTGCTGAATAATCTGAGAAGCCCTTCTCGGAACAGAAGAAGGATTCCCGGTGTCCTGAATCCTGTTAAGTTCGGTTTGAAGCTGGCTTAAACCAGAATCAGAAGCGGAAATACCTGCGTTTCCAAGTTGGCCAAGCACTGTTCCGATAGTGCCAAGCGCAACATTAAACGGGTCGATGCCGTTGGAAATTGGACTGGTCGTAGTCTGAGTTTTTCCGTCACCTGTATATTTACCATCATCATCGTCCGGGCCATCGTTTCCGTCGGAATCATTACCGGAATTGCTTCTTGATTTGCTGCTCATAGCCTGCTGCATAGCATTAGCGTACCAGTTGTTACCCATAAGCGCAATTTGGGCATCTGTAAGGCCAAACTCTCGAAGCAAGCTTGCATCTCCGGTTTTTTCATAAAGATACTGAGCAATCTGGAGTTTTTGATCCCTGGAAATGTCGTTTCGCTCGTACTGGTCCATCAACGCCTGGCGGTCAAGGTACTGCTGCTGGAAGTTGTTTGCAATGTCGGCCTGCTCTTTGTTGAAAAGGTAATCGTTATAATAATTCTGCTGATTCTGCATTTGAGTGATGAGATTGCCGTAGGTGGCCAGCTTATCCATAGCGAGCTGGGCTGCCTGCTGAGCAATGCCGATATCTCCGGTAAGCCGTGCGTCTGCAATAGCCTGGTCAATGTCGTTCAGGGTGCTTAACTTCTGCTGTTCGCCTTGCCGCAAGGCGTCGGTGTAGCTGGTCTGAATGCCAAGAGCCGTACCTTCCGCCATGCCGCCGGTGATGCCCATGGCCGCCAGCTGCTGGGGCAGGTTCTTTTCTGCTCTGCGCCGATCCAAATAAAGCTGCCGGTACAGATCATCATAGGACTGCTCAATGCCGGTTTTTTGGCCGGTAAGCTGATTAACGGCCTGATCTACTGCGGCTTGCTGGGCGGCTTCTTGCTGAGCAGCAATATCATCATACCACTGGCCCATCTGGCCCATGTACTGTTGATAAAGGCCGTACTGGTTATCTTTAATGTACTGATTTGCTGTTTTTGACAAATCGTCATTCATGTACTGATAGTAGCCGTTCTGCTGGGCTTTCTCTGTGCGCTTATTCAAAAGATCCTGAACGGTTTGCCAGTTTGCGCCCGCGTTCATAGCGTCCCGGATCAGCACGGAATAGTCAGTCTGACCTTTTGCATCAGTTCCGTAGCTGGAACCGTAACCATTACTCCCGGTGGACCAGTTACCGGAAGGATAGGAAGTGCCTCCACTGGAACCGCCGGAACTGCCGCCGGAAGGTCTGGAAGAACCGCCGGAACTGCCTCCAGATGTCCATTTTCCGGTGTTCGGGTTAAAGGTAGAACTTCCGCCGCTCATGCTGTCAATCTGCTGCTGAAGTTTTTGATTTTCCTGGTGCAGACGGTCTTTTTCAGCCTGAGAAGCGCCGTGCCATGCAGCAGAGTTTTTATTCATCTGGTCCTGAAGGTCCTTGATGCTTGCCATAAAATCACCCCTTCGGCTTGTCGTAGGTCATGGCCCGATCACTGTCGCCAACGCCGGTAGTGGTGGGGTCGGTCACAATACCCAGGATTGCCAGAACAGCAAACAGAGCGTTGACCACCGCCAGCAGCCGATTTCCAAGGTCGCCAAGATCCAGAGCGTAGCCAAACACGGCGGCAACCACCTGGATCAGCAGCAGAAGGGCAGGGATGAGAGAAAGCCAAAACTGCTTGTTGGCAAAGCGTACTTTCCAGTTGATATTCATGATATGTGCTCCTTTCACATCACAGAAGATTGAGCCTGTCCAGCACCACGGCAGCCTCCTGACGGGTCAGCCCGTCCCGGGGCCGGGTGCCGTCGAAGATCCCGGCGGCCACGGCCTTGCTCCACGCCTCCTTGGCCCAGCCGTCCGGCTCATTGGGCTGTCCGCTTTCCTGGTCAGGCTCCTTGACCTCCAGGCCCAGATAGTCGCAGATCCCGGCGCAGGTGGCCTGGGCCAGCTTGTCCCGGTAGGCGGCGTCCTTCAGCAGGGCCAGGTCCTGGGCGTTGGTGTGGAAGCCGTACTCCAGCAGCACCGCCGGGGCGGTGGTGGAGGCCAGCACCGTGTACATCTCATGGGCCAGCCCACTCCCCCACAGCACCACACCGGCAGCGTGGATGCGGTTGATGATGGCGGCCGCCAGACGGTTCCGGGCTGCCGTCTCCGGGGGCGCGGAGGTGAAGGCCACAAACCCCCGGGCAGAACTCCCGGCGGCGTTGGAGTGAAGGGAGACGAACAGGTCCGCCCCCGCCCGGTTGCTTACGGACGCCCGGGCGCTGAGACTGGGATAGTCGCTCTCCTGCTCACGGGTGCCCACCACGGTGATACCCTGCGCCTCCAGCAGAGGTCGCAGGCGGGTATACAGATCCCAGGTAAACTCACATTCCCTGTAGCTCCCATCCAGGGAGCCGTTGACGCACCCCGGCCCATGGCCAGGGTCCAGGCATACAACAGGCTTGTTCACAGGCTTGTCCTCCTTCTGCGGCGGGCTCTCCGCCGTCTTTTTTGTCCATACGCAGATCCAGTTGTGGACCTTCCGGGCAGATTGGATCTGCGTCCCGGCAAAATCACACTGGGACGACCCGCCGCCGTCCAGCATCATGGCCGTGTCACAGCCCAGCGCCAGCAGCTCCCGCGTCAGACCATCGGGGTCTTTCGCGTCCCGTGTGCCGTCTTTGGCGCAATACAGCACCAGGGCATCCCGGGTCATGCCAATGGCGGACCGCCCCCGCACGCCGTCCTGGGCCTTGTCGTAGGTCTTTTCCGGATACTTCGCCCCGTCCCTGATGATGGGGGATACCGCCAGATAGTTGGCGTTGCTGTTCCAGTCCAGGGTCATGTGGATGTCCGTGCCCGTCCACCCGTAGCCGTGGACGTTGCCCCACGGCGTCCGGGACAGCAGCCTACCGCCCACCTTCAGCCCCACACAGGGGGAACCGTCCGGGTTCCACATCCCTCCGTTGAGGATGTAGTCCGCGCCGGTCTCCCCCTTCACTTCCGTCAGAGACTTGCGGCACTTGGTGACCACGATCTCCAAACGGCTGATCTGCTCCAGCGGCACATGGGCAATCTGTTTGTTCATTTTAGTTCCTCCGAAAATCAGATGCTGCCAGCTCTGGATCCTACTCGATATCTATGGTCATCTCGTGGCCATCACCGGCATAATCAAAATAGACGCTTAAAAGCGCATTGCCTGTCATGTTGTATATGTTGAACTGGGAAAACAGGCTGCTGAACCTTCCGCCATCTATTGTATAGCCTTGTGATCCGGCTCTAACAATAAATTCATCAAAAAACCGCAAGTCGCAGGACGAATTGTTGTTGATCACAATGCTTTGCACCATCGGGTCCGTCTCAACCGCTCTCACCGCCGCCGGGTAAGCGCTGAACACATCCCCAACGGTCTGCCCCTTCTCTGCAAGGGCGGCTTTCAGGTCGGCCTTGGTGGCGTTCAGCTTCGTCAGCTTATCCGCGATCGTTCCCATTAGATTACCTCCCCGTTGATGGTGTCCAGAAGCGCGCCGATGTCGCCCACGTTGGCCAGGGCAGCGTTGAAGTCAGCCTCCGTGCCAGTCCAGCCGTTTTCCACGGCAACCTGATAGGGGGACTTCCCGTCTTTCCCCGGTTCACCCTGCGGCCCCTGCGGGCCGGGCGCGCCCACAACCTTGCCTACAATCAGCTCCTTAACGTCCGGCATCAGATCACCTCCCCGTTCAGTTCATCCAGCCTTCCGGCGATGTCCTGCAAAAAGCCGGAGAGCACGGCATTGTACCCGTCCAGCTTCGCGGCGGCGGGGACCGTGGCCCCGTTGTTCTCCATGGTGGCCTTCAATCCGGCCTTTGCGCTTTCCAGCCGGTCGATTTGCGCCTGTACGCTCATAAAAGCACCTCCTCAGATCGAAGCAAGGGCGTCCTCAATGCTGCTGTCCAGGCTCACTGTGCCGCCGGTGGTGTAGCCTGCGGGGATGGCGGCGCTTGTCTCGGTCAGCCCGTCGATGGTCTTGGATACCGCCCCGTTGTTGGGCATCGTGCCCTCCACGGCCCCGGCGCCGGTAACGATGAACTTGCCGTCCAGCACGTCGGCGGCGGCGGCGGTCACAGGGGTCGTGTCCTTGTACTTGGCCGGAATGGCCTCCACGGTAACGGAGGAGAGGACCTTCCCGGCGGTGGGGGATACAGTCTGTTCCGCCTCGGTGGGCGTGGCGCTCTTCGTCTCCACCTCAATGCTTACCGCGCCCTTGCCGTCATGATAACCGGCGGGAATGGTGAAGCTGGTAGTTGTGGCGTCCAGCTTCTTTGCCACCGCCCCGTTGTTGGCCATCGTGCCCTCCACCTTCAAGCCGCCAACGTAGGCGGTCTTGCCGTCCAGGATTTCCCCGGCGGCGGCGGTGGCGTCGGCGGTGCTGACATACTCGGCGGGGATGGCCTCCACCGTGACCTTGCTCAGCACCTTGCCCGTGGTGGGGGTAATGTCCTTGGGCGCCTTGGTGGGGGTGGCGGTCTTTTCCTCGGTGGTGATGGATACCGTGCCGGTGCCGGAGTGGTAGCCCTTCGGAACGGTGTAGAACTTCGTGGTGGTGTTCAGCGTTTCGGACACAGCGCCGATGTTGGGCATGGTACCGGCGGTCAGCTGCCCTTCCTTCGTCACAATGTTCTTGTTGGCCAGCACGTCGGCAGCGACGGCCGTCACACTGGACACGTCCTGGTACTGGGCGGGGATGACTCCAACCGTCACGTCGGACAGGCCGTAATAGCCAGAGTCCGGCGTAACGTTCTGCTGGCTTTTGGTCGGGGTCACCTGCTTGCTTTGGAGCTTGTAGTTTCCGCCGCCGGCGGTTCCAGACACCGTGCCGCTGCCATTGTGATAGCCTTTCGGGATGGTATAGGTGTCGCCCTCTGTCACAGTGGCGGATACAGCACCCTGGTTTACAATGCCGTCAAAAGCTGTAGCGAGGGCGTCCATCTTTGCGGTGCCCTCGGCAATACCGAGCTCAACGGCCTTGTTGCGCAAGGTGTTCCTTGCGGTTTCAATGCGGGTAATTTCGGTCTGGATGCTCATGGATCTGCCCTCCTCAAATGGTCTCTAAAAGAGCTTCGATGTTTCCAACGGTGACAAACACAGCCGCCGACGTGACGGGCTTGGAGTTGTCCGCCTCCACCCGATCGGCGGTGTCTACAGACAGGGTGTTGGTATCCCGGTCAAGCTTCAAGCCTGCGCCGATGGTATAGGCCCCTCCGCCAGTTCCAGTTACCTTACCGACGTTCACTTCCTGCCCATCGGCCAGGGAATAAACCAGTTCTCCGGCTTCGTTGATGCTCAGCGGCGGGGGGGAATCGCCGGTATAGGTAACCACCAGAAAGCCGTCGTCGTCGATATGAGTGCCCCACAGGCCGTCAGCTTCAATTCCGCTCTGCCCTTCCGCCACAATGCCGGTATCAACAAAAGCTCCCGTATTGGAATCCCACACAAACCAGGTCTTTTTGTTGGGGTCAATGTAAGGGGAACGCTTTACCGATTCAGCGGCGGCGATAGCGCTTGCTTCTGCATCTGCGGAGCTGCTTTCTGCATCAGAAGCAAAGTTTTTGGCGTTCTGAGAAAAAGCGGCGGCGTTTGCGGCGCTTTCTCCAGCCGCTCTTTCGTAATTGGAGGCACCTTGTTCAGCATTAAGAGCGCGTGTAGCGCTTCGTTCTGCTGCTTCCGCCTGTTCCGTGGCTCTTACCACAATGCCAGAAGTAGTGCTTTCTCGCAGGGCTTCTGCCGCCTCTCGTTCAGCCTCAGCGGACACACGGGACTGTTCAGCAGAAACCCGCAAACTTTCCGCCTGTACCCGAAGCAACTCGGCAGCAACGCGGGAAGCCTCGGCCTGAACACGGCTTTGCTCATTTTCGACGCGGATGTTTTCCGCTTGAACTCGCAGATTTTCCGCTTGCACACGCAAGTTTTCAGCTGCAATTCGGTCAGCCTCATTTTCTTCTCTGGTGTCCTCTGCAATCAGTAGTTCATTGGTCCTGTCGATGATATCGTTGACCACCAAAGCCACCAATTCCCGCACCAATCGGTCAAAGATTGCTTTGTTGTCTTGCGCTCTGCCAGTCAGCCGGTCAGGAGCCGCCACAACGCCGTATTGGGCAATTTGATCTGGCGTAATATGTTCAAGCTGTGCCACTGTATCACCTCTTTGCAAAGTTTCCTACCACATAGTGCTTTGTGATCCCATATATGCCAAAGCCTTCGTTGACGGCATCGTTTTTCACGATAATCTGTAGGCGCTTGTACTTCTTCACTTTCGTGTTAAACAGGATTTCCCGTGGGGCGTCGTTGGACTCGAAGGTGAATCGGGTGAAGTCGATGTCCTCCCAGTCAAAAATATCCATTGTGTCCTCCGTCGCCAACCACTCCACCGGATCCTGCTCTGTGCGGAAATAGATCTGGGCGCTGGATCGGGTGTAAGGCTTGATGGTGACGGAGTTACCCTTCTTAATCATGGTCTTCAGGAGGGTGATGTCTTCGTCGTCGTCCGCCTTGGTGGACCATACGGCCAAAATGGGCGCTCCGTCATCGGAATAGCGCTCCATGGTCTCAATGTCCGAGTTGAAGCGGCATATCTTACCGTCTGACGTGCCGAAATAGAGCGTTTCCGTGGCACCGTCCTTGTGATCCAGCCAGCAAACGGCGGGCACGTTTTCCCAGTAATAGCACTCATAAATGTAATCGCTCTGGGACTTGGCTTTATAGCTTTTGTTCTGCCGCCCATCAAGCAAGTAGACATGACTGTTGACTGCTAATAGGTACATACCGTTCCAGCTGATGGCCTCCGCCTGCTCCAGGCCCGGCTCCTGGGTCAGTCTGGGGTCCACATAAAAGGACCGGTTCTGGACGATACGTTCCGCTGTCAGGGCGTTGGTTGTGATGGCGTACACGCCGGTTCCAGAAAGAAAAAGCTGCTCGTCCAGGATATTGCCAAAGCCGTGGATCGCCACGGCTCCCACGCCGGCAATGCTCTGCTTGTTTATAAACACCGCCTCGCCGTTTGAGTTGACCGAGGCGCTGCGGAGGAACACGGTGGAGTCCTGCCCATTGTCCTCCTTGACGATAGCCAGATACTCCCCTATCCTCCGGTATCCCATGATGGCCGTGGCCTCCGTGCCCACCACGTTGTAGCCCAAATCAGGGAAATAGGTGGGGTCATTGAGTCCGCTGGTCCAGTCCCGGTTTGGGTAGGACGGATTGCCGGAGATGATGATCCGGTCGGTGGTACCCACGCCGTAGGTGGTCATAATCCTGCACTTGCCGGCCCGGTCGGCGTAGCCGGCCACCGTCTTGGAAAAGGTGATGATGACCTCGCCCTCCTGGCCCACAACAGGCTTTTCAGGGGCGGTGTTGAAGGTGACGATGCCCTTTTCCCGGTTTACCGTGAAATCGGTGTTTTCCACCTTTTTCTCACCCTTCACGGTGGCGGTGACCTCCGCGGCGTCGATGTCGGTGCTGTCCAGGTAGTAGTCCTTGCTTGTGCCGTCCGGGATAAACTCGTTTTTCCGTTTCGGCTGCACCAGGTTTGGGTTTTCAAACACCTCGCCGCCGCCGGCAGGCGCGGCCCCGATGATGGTGGTTGGAATGTAGGCGATCTCAGACACGTTCTTGGCAGAAGTGCCGTCAAAGACCAGATACTCACCGCCGGTGAGGATCCACAGCTTTCCGCCCATGTTCTGGGCCACGGAACGACTGTTGGTCAGGCCACTCATCAGCAGCGTCGGTTCTCCGTCAGTGTCAGGATAAAACTCATACAGTTTCGTACCGCCGTGGGCAATGAACCGCTGCTCTTGGTTGATGACAGCAACAAAAAGGCCATTGACAGGAGCTTCGATTGAAAATAGAGTTCTCCATCCCATGCGCTTCTCCGGCATACCTCCCGTGTCTGCGATCATATTGACAGAAAGCGGAGACCGGGAAGGGTCAACAAGAGACGGGTCAGTAGAAAAATCTACGCCTTTGAACTGGCCGTAGGTGGTTGTGTGAATGGATACACCGGACCGACGTGCCATTAAAACCGCCTCCTCGGTGTAGAGTAAAACGCCTGTCGCGCACTGCCGCCGGAGCCAGGGAGAGAAACGTCCAGAGCAGATACCATACGGTCATAGAGGTCCAGCAGCGGCTGATAGTCTACAACCAGATCCACCACCAACTGTTGGGCAGCCACAAAATAGGGCAGGCAGGCCGCTGCGCCCTCGTCTACCTCGAACTCGTAATCGTCCGGCGCGTTCTGCGGGATGGTGGCCGGTGTGGCGAAGTACTCCACCACCACCGCGCCGATATCGCTTTCCGGAAGCAGGATCGCGCTTTCTGTGAACACATAGTTCCGGCCCCGCTTGCCGTCCTTCCAAATCCGAAACGGGGTCTTGAAGTTATCCGGCAGCGGGCAGGCAATGAAACCGGCGGCGGGAGTATCGCCCGGGGACGGGTCGGGAGCCGCCGGGGTAAACGTCCGGATGATTTTTTTGTAATTGGCAATGTTTTTCTGCGCCAGGTCGAAAAAGTCCGCCATGCGCACGTTCAGGTCCTCGTCCACGGTGATAGACCCGCCGGAGGAATACTCGTCAATGAGCATGAGGACCTTCCGTTTTCCATCTCCCAATGTCATGGTATTACCTCCAGAAAGTCAAAGAGGGCGGGCGTTTGCCCGCCCTCTTGTTGTCACGCAGGGTTGGAGAAGATGATCTGCCGAGAGTCGCCCCAGCCCACGCCAAAGTCCACATAGGCGGTGTACAGGTCAATCAGGGGGTTGTCCAGGTCGGAGTTCATGACCATGGGCTTGGTGATGTACACGATGTTGACCAGCTCCTTCATGAGGGTGCGGTCACAGATGGCCCACTGCTTGGGGCCGAAGCCGTCCTTGCCGCCGCCCACCACCATGTAGGTCATGTCCTCATACACGGGGTTGGCCGCGTTGGTGTCGTCGGCGGGGTTGCGCAGGGGGCGCAGCTTGCTGTTCTCGCCAAAGATTTTCTTTGCAGTGGCCTCAAGCTCGGGAGAGACCAGCACGCAATCCATCTGGCAGAGGAAGGGCAGGCCGTCGGGAGTCAGATACCGGCCCGAAAGGGACTGGGCCTTGGTGATAGCATCCACACTCAGCTCGTCGGTGATGAGGTTGGAGAATGTGCCGGAATCAGGATCGGGCACACGCTTGCGGCCCTGGTCCATCTTGGCAGCCACGGGGTGCTTGGTGCTGGCCCAGGGCTGGCCGTCGCCGCCCAGGATCTTGGCGTTGAACGCGTTGCCGAACATCCGCAGGCAGTGCAGATACACGGTCATGGCAGCGGAGTCGCCCAGCTTGGTTCCCACCTTTTTGGTCTCGCCCAGCTTGTCCACCTTGGCCTGCTTGTAGCCGATGGGAATGGACTTCTGGAACTCGCCGGGGGTGATGATGGTGCGGAATCCGCGCTTCTGCTCACCCATGTTCAGGTCGGCTCCGTTGTAGGGGGACAGCTCACCGTAGCCGCCGGTGCCGTTCATCTCGTAGTCGATGGACTTGGAATTGACCTCGCCCATAATCATCTTGAACTTGTTCATGCGGTTGGCATAGGCGCTCTGGAATGCCTTGCCCACAAACTTGTAGTTATCGCCCTTCCAGGCGGTGGAGTTGACATTAGTAGGCATACTTGGACCTCCTTACTGCCCGTTGCCCAGGGCGTGCTTGACGGCCATGAACCAAATCTCGTCGGTTACTTCATCGCGGCCCACTACCTTGATGGAAGTTGCGCCGGACTTGGTAATAACCATGTTGGTGCCGCCGTCGCCCACAGCCAGCTTGTCACAGCCGACAGGGGGATAAACCACGATCTTATCGCCCACGGCTACCGTGTCGCCGCTTTCGACGGTAAGGGTAACCGTTCCGCCGCTTTCGGAGCCGGTGGTGATCCGGCGGATAGCGCCGGTCTTGTCCTTGATGTAGCCGCCGTCAAAGGCATTCGCGCCTGCGCCGGTGGTGGCGGTGAACTTCACGGTGGTAGCGCCGCTGCCGGAAATGGCATCCACCACGGGGGCGGGGCAGGCAAGGACAGCGCCGGGGGCGTCCCGGACGATGATCTTGGTGCCGTTGTTGCGGGGGTTGAGGGCGTCCTCGGTGCCGGTGTGGGCCTCTGCGGTGATACCCAGCACAGCGCCGGTCTCAGCCGAAACTACGGGCACCACAAGGCCCTTTTCCAGCTTGACCAGAGCGCCCACAGTTACATTGGTATTGCTTGCGATGTCGTACTCACGCTCGGACTGAAGCACGGCACCGGATACATCCATAACCTGGTGCATATAGGGGTCTCCTTTCTTACTCTACGATGCGCCAATCATCGGCCAACATATCAGCCTGAGAGGCCAGCCAGCCGAGCTGGACGCCGGAAGTGCCGACAAAGGCAAGTGCCTGATTCCCGATGGCGTCATGGTCAACATTGACCATATCACCGTCCGCGTTCTTGTAGCTGATGCAGGTGGCAAGCTCGACATACTGGCCCTTGCCGTTCCAACCGGCCCGCTGGATCTTCTTGCCCATCTTGGCCGCCTCAATGGCAAGGCCAAACGGCATGGCATCGGTCCGCCGGTAGGCCGCCTCGAAAACATCCTTGGGACTCCAACTCTCGTAACCGTCGGCATAGCGGACGCGGTAGCCGGGATCACCGATCTTGTGGCCGCCAGCGTCTTTCCAGGCGGGGCAAGCCTCCGCCTCGATCATTTTGGTTCCAATGTACTTTTCCATAATGCGCCTCACATACTCAAAAACTCTTTCGCGGTCATTTTCATGGAGGGGTTATCACGGTTCCACTCCTCCAGTTCTGCCCGCTGCGCAGGGGTAAGACCGTCGCCACCGCCGCTCTGACCGCCGCCGGTGCCTCTGCCGCTCTTGCGTGCGGCCTTTTCGACCGCGGACCGCTCGGCGTCGCTGACCAGCTCCACAAAGTCCTCGTACAGGTCGCACAGAGATTCCTTGTAAAGCCGGTTCTTTGCAAACTTCCGGAACTTCGGGTTGCTTTCCAGCTTCCCTGGGTCCACGTCGGGGTACTTCTTGACGAACCGGTCCAAGTCCTGACGCACAAAATCGTTTCTTGCGTTGATGGCCGCCATAGCCTGCTTCTGGACAGCCTCTTCGCGCCGCTTCTGGGCAATCCAGGACTGGTTTTCCTGCTCCTCCTGGAGCTTTTCCACGGTGGTTCCCTTGCGCTTGGCCTCTTCTGCCAGCTTATCCGCTTTGAACCTTTCCCCATAGGCCAGGAAGTCCTTGAAACTGCTGAAAGGCTTCCCGGTGTAGGGGTTGATGATCCCCATACCGGCTACCTGCTGGTCATACTGGCGTTGCAGGCGCTCGGTCGTCTCCTGTTCTGCGCGAATCCGGGCCGCTCTGGCGGCGGCATTGTCCTGGTGCGACTGTCCGCCTTCCTGGCGCTGACTTGCGGGGTCAGCGTTAGCCCCTTCGCCGGGGTCCTGGTTGGTTTCGGTCACATCTTCTTCCTGAGAGTCCACGACACTCTCCTGGCCAGCGGTGCCCTCGTCAATCTCCTGCTCGGTTACCTGGCTTTCAAACTCGCCCATAGTGATCTCCTTTCGCCGTTATCCGCCCCGGCCGCGATTTTATTTTTCTGCCACGATCTTCCCCTTGTTCTCACACTTGGGGTCCCGGCAGATATAGAGGATTTTTCCTTCTTTCCGGACCACCTGACAGTCCGTTTTACACCGTGGGCACAGCACTTGCACCGCCTCCCATCATGTCAAACTGGTCCGCCGTGGGGTTGCCGCCCATCTGGCCCGTGGGCACCTGCTGGGCGGTCTGCATCTGCTGAACTGTCTGCTGGGCAGTCACAGCCTGAGTCACCAACTGCAAAAGCTGGGGATTCTGCGCCAGGGCCTCCACGATTTCGGGCGGCACCGCCGGGGCAAACTTGCTTTCCCAGTCCTCAATAATCTCCTGCTTTTGCGGGATATCCAGAACGTCCACCATGGCCTCAAACAACTTGTAATTGTCCGGTGTGACCTGCGCCGCAACAAGGTTTTGCAGGGCCTGGAGCGTCGCCGCCTTGCTACGGATCACGCCGTCACCGGCGTTTACGGTCACATCCACCCGGGGCCAGTACCGGCGCGCCTCCTCCAGCACGTCGCCGGTCATGAAGTCGTAAGTGGCCGGCACATATCCGGCCAGCTGGTCGGTATTGAGCGCAAAGTTCACCGGGTCTTCGTCCGGTTTCTCGGCCCCGATGAAGATTTGCCGCTCCTCGTCGTAGAACTCCAGCACCGACCAGTCGATCAGCTCATACAGCCGCTCAAAACCGGCGTTCCGGTCGGCCTTTTTGATCTCCATTTGGGTGTCCACATCGGAGCGAATCATAGCCAGCTCGGATGCCGTCTTGACGGAGCTGGAGACCTTGCCCTGGTTGGTCTCATAGTTGCGGTTGGTGCGCTGAATCTGAGTGAGCAGCCACTCCACCATAGGAAGGGAATTGGAACCGCTGTTCAGTCCGCCCAGACGGGCAATCTTTCCGACGGCGTTCTGCCGGACGGTAACCACAGCGCCGGGGACATTGGTAAATTCCTCGCCGGGGGCAAGGGCGTTTTCCTCCACCAGAACAATATCGTTGGCGGTAAAGGCGTCATTCAGCAGGCCATTGGCAAGTTCCCTGTCGGCTGCGTCCACCATAGGAATGATAGGCTCCAGTTCAGAACGGTTATAGAACTGGTTTTCATCCCGAATCCGCCAGTAGTGAACGAATGGGAAAAGCCGGTTCTGATCGCCGGTCCGCTGCCAGTAGTCCGGAATGTGCTTGACCTCATGGCCCCCGGCCTGAATGGTACAGCCCACTCGGCCGGTCTCCGGGTCCTTGTACCAGAACTCCATCACCTGTACAGTATCCTCGGAGTCCTCCACATTGGGGGTCACCATGTCAAAAATGCCGCCACGCTCCGTGTACTCGCTCTCCAGGATGGTGTCTACCGTCATGCCCTCCTTGCGGAGCGCGTCCCCGTAAGTCTGCCAAAATACCACCTTGTGGAGTCGGTAGAGGTAGGCCACATACTGCCCAGCCTGGATGCCGTCCGGGCCTGCGGTGGGGTCGATGTACAGCGCATCCACCGGCACGTCCCGCACTCGGATGTCGCCCCAGTTGGGGCCGCAGGGCATACCGTCGTCCCAGTACACTTTCCAAAAGGCGTCCCCGTACTTGGTCAGCCGCCGCTCGTTGGAGGTGTTGAGATCGTCCAGGCGGTTGTTTTGGCAGACGAACTTGCACGCATATTCACGCTGTTTGGCCTTGCTGCTGTCCAGATCGTCGTCCCGCCCCCGGAACTCCGGCTCGGGCACCACGGGGTCCACCTGGCTCTCGACCATAATAAACGGGTCAGGCACCACCGCCGGGTCCCATCCAATGTCAGAGTCCCGCACGGCCTCCCGGATCTCGTCCGATACCGCGTGGATGAAATTATAGTAATCGTTGTACCGCACCCACTCCGTCTCGCGGAATGTTCGGGCGTTCTTGGCCTTGGCAAAGAGCTGCCCCGCCGTATCCTCCCGGGCCTGCCGGTCGGAGTAATCATAGCCGGGGATTGCTCCAGTCTTTTTCTTAGGCACGGCGGCGTCTCCTCCTGTCTTTTGCGTTGAGTATGTCTATCAGCTTCTTGTGGGGCGGTGCCTGCGGCTCTCCTGCGCTACGGCTGGTCCAGTACACACAGAAGCCGCGTATAGCATCCGGCCCGTGTGTCAGCTCGTGCGGCTCCGTGGCAACGTCTGACGGGTGCTTTTCGTCATACTGAAGCTGAGGCAGGCAGCGGATTAAGTTGGAGCACCTGGGGAAAATCCGCAGGTTTGCGCAAGGTATCCCCTGCTCGTCGCCGTACACCCTTAACCACTCTTTGACGGCCAGCCAACCGGCCACCCGGTCATTGGAAGTTTTGGTGAGGAAAATACCGTGCTCAGCAAAGATGTCCGCCACGCTTTTACCTGTCTCCTGCCGCCTGTTCCACAGATCCGGCGGTGCAAGGTAGCTGTCTATGATGTGACCATCCGCAAGAGCCGCTACACGTTCCGCCGCCTCCTTAATGATGAGGCCGTCGGCACCCTGCCCGCAGTCCCGGCCCTCGTAGACCTCTCGAATTACATAGGCCCGCCCGTGCTCGTCCACGGCGATCAGGTAGGCCGCCAGCATATCCAGGCCGTAGTCCATCGTGATGTAATACCGCCACCAAGACGGAGTGTCAAATGGTTGGCAGACGTGGACCTCGCGGTCCCACTCCGTGAAATACTGGCCAATGAACACATCCCACGAACCGTCGCGCCACGCTTCCCGCAGGCCAGGCGGCAGGTTGTTGAGCATCTTGATATAATCGGGGTTTGTCCGCATAAGCTCCGGGTTGTCCGTGGCCTTCGCGGAGATAAAAACATAATCCTTCGGGTCCTCGTCGGCCCGGAAATCCCGGTCAATAAACAGCCGCTTAACCCAGGCATGGCCAACGCCGCCGGGGTTGCAAGTGAGATACATCCGCTTTGGGAACTCGTTTACGCCACGGATACAAGGAATCAGGGTGATATACTGGTACTCGGTGAACTGGGTGGCCTCGTCGAGAAAGATCACGTCGTATTCTTGGCCCTGGTACTGGTCCACGTCGTGCTCCGTGGCACAGTATCCGAACACAATACGGGAGCCATTGGCGAAGGTGAACGCCTTGTCGCTCTCCCGGTATGTCGCCATCCCGGCCAGCTCCTGCTTCAGCGGGAGGATGTGGTTTTCCCGCAGCTCCGGGAAGGTATGGCGGAGTATCAGCATCCTGATACCAGGCCAGCGGATCGCCAGCAACCGGGCCTTTTGCCGGATAGACCAGCTTTTACCGCCGCCGCGTGCGCCGCCGTATGCAACAAACCGGGCTTTTGCCCGGAAAAACTCAATCTGTTTTGCGTTGGGCCGTATCTGGATGGTCATTCCGCCAGTTCCTCCAGTTCCGGGGACAACTCAATGCGCATGACACCGTCCACCTTGCTGTCCACCTTGTCGGTAAACATGGCCATATGCTTCCCCAGCAGTTCCAGCGCCTTGAGCTTGTTGGAGTATTTGAGGCTGCTTTCCGGTCCGTCGTCCGCGCCCTGCGTGGCGATCTTGTACAGCTCAGACAATACAAAGTCCTGGGTGATGTTCGACCGCTTTTCCCGCCGGTCCATGGCTTCCTTGATGGCGGCTTGAATCTCTGGTTTTCTCAGGTTTTCATACCCGATCTTTTCCGCCGTCTTTTTGCTGTACCCTGCTCTTATGGCGGCCTGTGTGGCGTTAAGGTCCACAAGGTACTCCTGCACAAAAGCCGCTTGCTTTGCCGTCAGCGCCACACCACCACCGCCTTTCTGTGGCTCCTGTTTGTACTCTGTTAAGGGGCCAATATATTAACCCCTACGGGGTTATATATATGGCCCCGTAAACAGAGTGCGCATTTTGTCGTGTCGCTGCTGCCGTCGTGCTCTGGCTCAGCCCTGGCCAGCCGTCACGGTTTGCAGTGATACGCCCGTTTGTGTGTGCTTCGTCCCCGGTCCCCACCACTACCGGCTCTGCTGAGTAATAGGACGATCTACCCCGAGGCTACAGCCTCACTTCACTATTGAAGCCGTCTCCGCCTCATGCAGCTGCAAGGCGGCATATACAGGCGGTTTCCCGCCTGTTGTGGGTCGTTGCAGCCACCCACACTTCCTGTACTGCAAACAGGGCGCCGTTTCCCTTCTCCGGTGCATAATTAGGCACTGTAAGCCTCCGGTATAGTGTCTTTCCACAGTCAGCCCCGTGGCCTTTGGAGCGTTCCCCGTCTTTCCGAGGTGTCAACAAAAAGATGACAACGCGAAAGGTGCGTGCGCACACTGGCCTTGGCCGGACTCGAACCGGCGGCATTTTCATTATGTGCGAAACGCTCTACCACTGAGCTACAAGGCCATATGTCCCGACGGCGGGAAAAGAAGCGAAAACCACCGCCGGGATAGGGGAAAAGGAGGAAGAGAGAAAGAGGGATGGAATAGCGGTTGCACCTCCGCCAATATCATATTGGCACATATTAAGTGTCCATTAACACGCGTTTTCTTTTTTAAGCAAAAAAATAACCGCCCGGGAAATCCCCCAGGCGGTTTTTCTAACTTTCCATATACTTATCAAGCGCGGCTTTCAATATTGCGTTCACCGTGTCCCCGCGCTCCTTGGCCTTTTTCTTTACCTCTTCGGCGTAGTCCTTGCGGACCTTGACACCAAGCACCGTGTAATTTTCGGCCAAATACTTGTTGTTCGCTCTCTTTTTGGCCTCTGTCAATGGCATAAAATCACCCCTCTTATAGGATATCATCATACACTATGTTTAACAATGTACATTCTGCCCAAAAACATTGTTTAACAATTATTAAGTATGCCTATTGTATACATTGTTAAGCAATGCTATGATATAGTCACAACAAGGAAACACCGCAAGGAGGAATCACCATGAAACTGTTTAACCTGTTCCGCAGCCGCAACACCCGCAAGCCTGCTGTTCCTGCTGAGGAGCGCGATTACCTGGTAGTCTACGAGGAGACCGTGGGCCGCCCCTCCATTGACTGGGCCATCCGCACCACTTCCGCCGCTCTGGCCCGTAAGGCCTTTGAGGACGCCGGACTGATCTGCTCCCGAATCGTTGGTATCGTCGCTATCTGATAGGAGGTAACACCATGAAATACTTTATCAACGTCACCACCTTGGACGAACTCAAGAAGCAGTATCGCCGCCTGGCGATGATCCACCATCCAGACGTGGGCGGAGACGTTGAGACCATGCAGGTCATCAACGCCGAGTATGACGAGCTGCACGAAGTTCTGAAGAAGGCCCACAACCAGCAGGCCGACGAGTTCCACCAGACCACCGAGACCGCCGAGGAGTTCCGAGAGATCATTGAAAAGCTGCTCCGTATGCACGGCCTGGAGGTTGAGCTGTGCGGCTCCTGGCTCTGGATCGGCGGCAACACCCGGGAGCACAAGGACGAGCTGAAGGCCGCCGGGTGCCGCTGGAGCAGCAACAAGAAGCTGTGGTACTGGCACCACGCCGAAGAGGGCCGCCGGTGGCACAAGGGCAGCGCCACCATGAACCAGATCCGCAACAAGTACGGCAGTCAGACTTTCCGCAGCGGCGGCGCTCACCGCCTGGAGGAAGCCACCGCTTGAACCACATAGCCCGCCCCGGAGGTCACGAGGGCAGAAAGGATACAGATGTTTGCTTTAGAGTACAAGGAGCTTTACATTGTCCCGGAGGAAATTACCAAGAACAGGACGTGTCAATCTTACAGATGGAAACAGTACGCAATTTCAGAGGATAAGGATGCACTGGAATCTATCCGGGCAGGCCAAAAGCGCCCCGATGATTGGAGAGTCATAAAAATGGCTTTCTCCCATATTTGACAGCCGAAACGCCCGCCAGGGCGTCCGCCGGGAATGGCCGCCCGGCGCTGATGATGGCAGGCCGAAAGGATGGTATACAATGACCTGGCAAGAACTTTTCGCCCACAGCTGGCGAGGCGACGAGGTGGAGATCAAGATATACGACCACCTGCGCCGCCCGGACAAGCTGACCGACACCGACGGCGTAGCGCTGTACGACCGCAGCGCCGCCGGAACCATCCAGCGTATGGAGGAGGCGCTGGAAGCCCTCAAGGGCTACCGGCAGGCCCTTGCAGAGCGGTACGCGGTCCTTGCGACTATGCCGTACCGGCTCCGCCTTGACCTGATCCGGCACAAGGGCTGGTATGACAAGCGCGTGACCTACACCCTGCGCCTGGTCCGTGTCTATGAGGACGGCCACGAAGATACCGAGCACGAGACCAAATACCCAGGAACCGAGCGCCGCGCCGCTATCTCTGCCTTTGAGTCCATGCAGAAGCAGCGGCCAGGGATTGAGTGCAATATGGACATCAGCAAAAAGAGCTGGGAGAAGTAATAAACCGCCCTTTTCAGGGCGGTTTTCTTTACCTATTTTTCGATTCTCTATTGAAAAGCTAAAATTATTATTTTATAATATTTTGAACCTAAAAGTCAATATAGCGAATCGGGGGTATTAAATGGATTACTCCATCATTGTATCGGTTATTGCCGTGGGAGTCTCCGCCGTGTCTCTCTTTTACGGCATTGGCCGCGACACAAAACCGGACCCGCAGCAGGACAGCAAGATTGACCAACTGATTGCCACGACTACGGACATGAGCCACAAGCTGGACAAGATTGCGGAATGGCAGCGAGACGCCGCCGGAATCCATGCCAGCCACTCCGAGCAGATCAAGACCCTGTTTAATCGTGTCGGGAATCTGGAAAGCCGCATGGAGGACCGGCAGGTTATTAACGAGGCGCTGAAAAAGATATTAGAGAGGATGAGCTAAATGGACGACGCCAAGAAGATCATTGACGAAGCCGAGCGCGAAGGCCTCCAGATGAGCCAGGGCCTTTTGCGTTTGGTCTTAAAAATGTGGGAAGGTGCCCGCGAGGATGTACAGGCAGCTACGGCAGCGGCGCGGCGTCTCCGCCTGGTCTCCATTATCTCTATTGTAATCGCCTCCGTCTGTTTGTGTGTGTGCGTCTGCCAGGGCACCGTGATCCAGCGCCAGGGCGGAGAAATTGCATCTATTCACGGAGAGCTGGAGTCTATCCACAAGATTTTGGACACCGGAGTGGTTGTTGAAGAAACTACAACAACCACTGAAACAACCACAACCACCATTGAGCAGGACACAGGAGAAGGAAGCGGCAATAATTCGCACATGATGGACCGCGTGGCCCGCATCAAGGTACTGTTGGAGACCGCCCGCCGGTAAATCCGTGTGTAACGCCGTGTGCAATTTCTGCACTTGAACCCGGTTTTGAGTTACCGAAACCGGAAACGCACATAAGAAACAGGAATCTCCCTTTCCGTTGCAAGAGTAAGAGAAAACCCTGTATCCATTGCGGATACAGGGTTTTCTTGTTGGCGCAGAAGGAGGGATTTGAACAATGCAGAAAAATCCATATACCGGCTGTGGCTCTAAGCGCCAGCATCTTCCGTGTGTAAATCCGTGTGCAAATTCAACTTCTCCTCAAAGTAAGAGTTGATAAGCACGTCCGTTTCGTTGGCCCCTTCCGGGAAGACATAGCCATAAATCTGCTTGAATGTGTAATCGCTGGTCCATCCGTTCCGGGCCATGGCGTACTTGTCCACCACTCCCAGGGCAATCATGACGGCGGCATTGGCGTGGCGCAGTCCGTGGACGGTGGTATCCGAGATGCCGGCCCGTTTGCAGATAGCGTGAACGTGCCGCCGGATGGTGTCCGGGTGGTCATGGAACACCCGCCCTGTCTGCCCCCAGTACTTATCCCGGAGTTTCCCCATGATATACTCCGGGCACTTCACCGTGCGCTGGGAGCCTTCATTCTTGGCTCCGTCCTTCAACACCCATTGGTTATCCTTGTCCGGCACCAGCGTTCTCCTAACGGTCACTGTTCCCTTCTCCAGGTCTATGCAGTCCCAGCACAGGCCGCATATCTCAGACCGGCGCAGGCCAAGCCAGACGGCCATTACGATGGGCAGTTCACACGGGTCGCCCACCGCCGCGTCGATCAGGCGGGCTATCTCCTCCGCGGACAAATAGGTGCGCTGCTTCTTTATTTTTTGCGGCAGCTTCACGCCGGTGATCTCCACCCCGTAGTCCTTCAGAACCGTGCTCACCAAGCCCCAGGCATTTGCCACGGTTTTGGGGGACACTTTCTTGGCCTCCTCCGACACCGCCCTCTGAGCGTCCAGACGGGTGATTGTATGCACGTCACGGCCCATCATGGAGGGAAACCGGTGCTTCCTGACTCCTTCATACCCTCTGACCGTTGATGGCGACAGAACGCCGCTCCCTGCCTCTGTGTAGGCCTGGATGGCGTCTGACAGGGTGATTTTCTGTTCCTTCTTGGCTGACTCGATCAGTCCCGCCTTCATGGCCAGTGCTTTGGCGTGTGCAACCGCCGGATCATCGTCCACCACACTCACCCGCTGCCCGTTCACCATCACTTGACATCGCCAGGAGCCGGACGGAAGTTTAACCGGGGTTGGATTTGTCAGCTTTTTCACAGCTTTCACCATGTTCTTTCTCAAATTCTTTTAGAGCTTCAAGGTAATTGTACATACCCATTCCACATTTATCTGCTTTCTGTTTAAAAAAATCCATATAAGGCTCCGCTGTATTCTTATAAGCCATTAACTCCGCGACTTTATTTTTTAACTCAATAATTTTGTATGCAACGTAGCAAACAACAAATGAAACTAAAAAACAAACTATTACTTGATCTGCATTTTCCACCGGGCTAATTACTTTGTGAACAAACGCAATTATCGCAAGCCCTCCGTAATAGAAGCAAAGGGTAAAAATATAGTAATTTCCGGTCTTTAATATAAAACAAATAATTGGAGCAATAAAAACTGGCGCCACAAAAAATATGAATATCCATGTGACTGCTTTAAAAAAATTTGCTTTAAAATCACCGCTTATTGCTGCAAACGCAAGTGAAAACAAAACCCAAAATGCAGTAATCCCAAGAATAGAAACAAGATGTATTTTCCAATTCTTCAAAGCATTCACCCAATTCTACTTTTCTTTTCCCAACGCACGCATCCTTTGAAACTCAGCATCCGCCGAGAGGCGCAGGTATCCGCCGTTCTTGAGAATATCCGCGACGTCCTGGACTGCACCGCCTATGAAAAGTCCAATTGTCCGGACCGCCAGGACTGGTCCATGTAAAAAATTATCACTACCATTTGGTGATAATTCCATCTTGAAAAAGAACACCTGTTCTAATATAATCTGCATTACAGATTCTGGCGGATTCCGCCGGCACGAAGGGAGGGCGCTTCATGACGCCTAAGAAGGTCAATACCATTCACATCACAAAAGAGGAACGGGACATCGTTTCCGCCCTGCGAGACCCCGCCAAGAGGCGCAAGCTCCTGGAGGTAAAAGAAAAAGGCGCAAAATAGCTTCATTTTGCTGCAAATATTTCGTCAACCGCTTTCTGTGAATAAAACCTCACATATAGCTGGAAGCGTTCAGCCCGCCCGGATCAGCTTTGCGGCGTTTCCGAGGTGCAATATAAAGTAATCCTGCATGGCCCTGGTTGCGTAAAGTGGGTCTTGGATGTTTGCCAGTTTGCAAGTCGTGTCCGCCAGTGCAAACAGGAGGATGTCAGCGGCATTGGGATCGCTCCCGATCTCATCTTGCGCCTCTATCATCGTGTTTCTAATTTCGGTGTGTACATCCTGTAATTTTTGGGTCTGGAAGTCATACTGTTCTTTTGTAGCTCCTTGCTTGATCATAAACCGCTGATAGACTGGCACCATGTCCAGCACGACATCCGTTTGCCCCAGAAATCCGGCAACAAGAAAAATGTAGGCCGCGAGCAGAACGGTGGTCGCATTCGGGTCTCTCATCTGGATATCGTTGTCATTTTTGATTGCAATGATCATATTTGATGCATCAGAAAAGAGTTTTTCCGCCAGTTTCTGCTGCTTGCTTTTGAAGAACATCAACTATCACCCTTTACCATTGTGAATGTTGCGGAAGAAAAAGGCCAAAAGTACCGGCAATCCAAGCAAAAAAAGAAGCGCGTCTTCAAAACAAAGTGCAATACAAATCCCAAGCCACCATTCAATTTCTGTAAATGCGCCCAATGCAAGCCCAATGAAACAAGCTATGATTGCGGTCACCAGGTTGTTTTGCTTTCCAAGCCTGATTTCATTGAACTGGCTGATAAGATTCACAACCGCACCTGCCACCGTAACCGGCCAGAACCCAAGGAAAAAGGAAACGATTCCCGCAGCGCAAACAAGGAAAGAAAAAGTTCCAAGCATTTTCTTGCACCTCCCCTATTTTGCTTCACCTTTAACAATTATCCGCACCAGCGTCTTTTCCTTCTCTGTCGCCTGAGTGCGAAACCACTTAATATATTCAATTTCTTCTTCCGTCAGCCCGTCGGCCACCTGGCCGACGGGCTTTTCTTTTGCCGTTCTTTCGGCTGTTTCTCCTCGTAGATACTCTACTGATACTCCAAAGTAATCGGCCAATATTTTAAATGTTACAGGTCGAGGAACGCTTGTTCCTTTCTTCCATGCGCTTAAAACACTCTGCGAAATTCCTGTTTCTTTAGATACTTTATACGCTGTCAATCCCTTTTCTTCCATCAATTCGCTAAAAATCTTGTACATATTTTGTCACCTCCTACAATACTTCTGTTTAGAAGTATTTTATAGTTGACATCGGTTCTGTAAAGAAGTAATATACTTCTATACAGAAGTAGCGAGAATACCGAAACTTCTGGATAGAATGTACCCGCCTGCAAGGGCGGTACACATGAGGCTCCAGGCCCGCACCTGTAACCCATGTGCCGCGTTTTCGCATTGTTCCTTGCACCGGTGAGCGGTGGTCAGCTTTTCCGGCGCTCCATTTGCGGGATGGGGCTGGCAAGGTTCCGCACGACTTTACCGGTTACGGTTCCGGCGTTGCCAGTTGTGCCTGGCGGCCCATGCTCGTGCGACGGCGCAAGGACCTGGCTGGTCTGCCAGGTCTCACTCCGTAATGCGCAGCGTACTCAAAATGTCTGTCAAAACAGAACACCCCTTTCCGCCCTTGTGGGCGGGTACATTCTATCACAAAACCGAAGTAAACGCAAGTATAGGCAGATAGGAGGCGAAGCACATGGAGTCCATTTATACCTGTGAAGATGTGGCCGCCCGCTACGGTGTCAAACTGATTACCGTTTGGGATTGGATCCGGAAGAAGAAGCTGAACGCTCTGCGCATTGGTAAGCGGTACTACGTCACCGAGGACGATATCAAGAATTTTGAGCAGGCGGCAAAGCATCAAATTCCTGGTAACGAAAAGGCGGGCGCAGAATGACCCGCCGCCCGCACAACGCCACCGCCTGGTGTGCGCTGCATGACCGGTACATGAACGACTGCTACATACACAAGCGCCGGTGTGTGTTCCGGGGCCGCCACGGCCCGTGCAAGCATCTGCGCTGGTTGTTTATTTCAGGATCAGAGGAAGGGAGGCACGATTCATGCCGCGAGTAGCACTTACACCCGCCCAGCGTGAGGCAGCGAAACGGGCCGATCAGGCCCGGGACATGGCCGACCGGTTGGCGGTCTACAAGAACCGCCACAGCCTCAGCAACAAGGCCATAGCCGCTGATCTCGGTATTCGGTTGGAGACCGTGGCCCGCCTGCTGGCTGCTGACAGCACCGTGCGTATGCCGCTGGCGACATTCTGGAAGCTGGAGGAGATGACGAGATGAAAACCATGACCCGCGAGGAGCGGCGCTACTGGCGCAACCAGTACATCAAACTGGCGGCCATCATCGTTGCCACCGTGGCCGCTGCGGTGGTGATCCGGTCATGGACCGTTTGAAATTAACGGCGGCTCTGTTTTGGGCCTTTGTGCTGGCCCTGGTTGCCGCTGTAGAAGGAGGATTTTTATGAATTACAAGGGAATGGACAAGGACATGAAGTGCCGAGGATTCCAGTACGAAGTTGGCAAGGAGTATGAAACGGACAAGGCAGTGGCCTGTGAGTGTGGCTTCCACGCCTGCGAATATCCGCTTGACGTGTTCAATTACTACCCACCTGCCGGAAGCCGGTTTTTTGAGGTGGAGCAGAGCGGAGAACTGAGCAAGAACGATGGTGACTCCAAAGTTGCATCCACCAAAATAAAGATCGGGGCAGAACTTAACATTGCCGGACTTGTGAAGGCCGCTGTGGAGTACACAAAAGAGCGTTGCACACAGGGAGAAGGAGAGCGTGCCACCGGATACCAGGGCGCGGCCTCTGCCACCGGAACAAGGGGCGCGGCCTCTGCCACCGGATACCAGGGCGCGGCCTCTGCCACCGGAGACTATGGCGCGGCCTCTGCCACCGGAGAGGCGTCTATTGCTGTCGCTTCCGGCATTGAAGGCAAAGCTATGGGCGCTCTTGGATGCGCTATTTGCTTGGTAGAGCGCGGCGAGTGGGACGGAGAGACATACCCCATCCTATCCGCAAAGGCCGCCGTTGTAGATGGTAAGACTATCAAGCCGGGAGTTTGGTACACACTGAAGGGCGGAGAGTTTGTTGAGGTGGAAGGATGAAAATTTTGACCTTGTGCCGCCCCTGCGCTGAAAAGCTGGGGCAGGCCTATGAGCTGACGAAGATTATCACCGGATTGGAAAAGGACACCTGCGCCGAGTTCCAGCGGCGGCGCTACACAAATAAGTACCGCATTGGTGGCGTGAAGTCCGCCGGAAAGGAAAGCGAGGAATGAAGATGAATGGCATCGGAAACGCCAACGCTTGCTTTTGCCCTACGGAGCAGGCTTTCCAAGTAAATGAAAACCGCACTTTTACTCCGGTCGTAGAAATCACACGGAAACTGGATGATATGACAGACGCGTGCATCAATATGTCTGATGCTCTGGCCCGTTCTCTGTTCGGGGCTGAACCGGCAGAAACGGTCCCTCCTCCTGGCATTTGTTTCTCTGAGACTATGGAAGTGATGTCATACAAGATGTCCCGAATCAGGGCTAATCTTGAAATGATGATTGACCGGTTTGGTCTTGTGTTATGAGGGTAAACGCTGATCCTTTGCGCGACCCGCAGGAAGAGCAGCCCACCGGCCATTGCCGCGCAGGTGCTTAACTGCCACTTTTAAATATCAAAACATAATGGAGGAATGAAAGATGAATCAGAAGTACATCGTTCGCTGTGACAGGTCTGGAGTGTTCTTCGGAGAGATCGAAAAGCGCGAGGGCCGGGAGGTGACCATGAGAAATGTTCGGTGCCTGTGGTATTGGAGCGGCGCGGCTTCCCTGATACAGCTCGCAAAAGAGGGCGTTAGAAGACCTGACGATTGCAAATTTACCGTTACTCTGGACGAGATCACGGTGCTTGACGCAATCGAGATCCTTCCGTGCAGTTCTGAGGCTGTTGCAAGCGTCGAGGGGGTTGAAGAATGGAAGGCATGAAAGAGTCTGTCAAAAAATTTCTTTCTGACGACTTCGGCGACGGCGACGGCTACGGCTCCGGCTACGGCTCCGGCTCCGGCTACGGCTCCGGCTACGGCT